AAATCCTCGGGCTCACCGTCCGCCGCCTTGGGGGCCATCATGGAACATGCCTTGGCATGGTCCTCATCGGACAGCTTGCCCTTGAGGAATTCGCGGAGCCCTTCGTTGTCCATCGACATCACATCGTCACTGTCGGCGGTGATATCGTCCTGGTCCGGGTCCCCGTTCTCCAGCGGCCCGAGCTTGTCCAGCAGCTCGATGACGCTATCCAGGTCCGCATCCTGCGCGACGTGAGGCGCGGCCAGGGCGCGGAGGCCGGCCACCAGCTTGGGCTTGCGGGCGCGGAAATTCTTGCGGTTGATGTCCTTGAGCAGCGGGAACAGGTCCAGCTTGGCATCCGCCGCCACGATCGGCGTGAGGTGCGAGATAAGGGCGCCGTTGAGCATCAGCGCCGTGCGTGAGGTGAGGGCCGGGGATTTTGCCATCTGGTGAAACTCCGTTTCCGCGTCTTCTACGACTACATCCGGGCCAGCTCGACCGGCCTCCACAAGCGCAACGTGATTAGCGCGAATATCGCGCATTATTCCGTCATAGCGCAAGCCATTGTATGTGCCCGGCGTCATATCCGATTTATATCGATAGGATGCCGACAGCTCGCGCTGCACATCGTTCTCGATACCAGCTATAGCGCTGGGCTTCACGAAAGTGATTGAGGCGTCCACATAAGGGGGGGTCCAACTGGCATCCGAACCGAGCCAGCCGGCAATATCCGCCTCATCGTAGGTTTCCACGTTGAAGGGGACGTGTTTGTCCAGCACGGGGCAGCGGTTGAACGTCTGCGCGCCCTTCGCCAGTTCGTCAGGATCGCGGAGCAGATGGTAAATCCGATTGGGCTCTAGCCCCAGCTCCTGCCAGCCGATGATTTCATTGCCGCGATAAGGATTGACCGCCGCCTTGGTCACATGGGCGCGCGAAACGTGCAGCTTTCCGTCCGCGTCATAAGTCCGCACGGACTTGTCAAAAGCGAATTCAACCGTGTTGGGGTCGCGGGGCATGGGGAATCGCTATATCACGAATTCCCGCGCCGGTAAGAGAGCGTTTTCGCCGGGCCGGCGGGAGAAGGGGAACCGGCCCGGCGATCACGCGCGAAGGGCGCCCGCGCGCTAGAACCCAGGAATAACGGATTTCGCGGTGCATCCGCAATTGATCAGCTCGCCCGGCTGGATGTATTCGCCGCTGATCAAGCAGCCCTGCCGGATATCGAACCTTTTCCCGTGCGCGGCCACATGATCGGGCCGGGGTTGGCGGCCACCGTGAGAGTGCTGCCAATCCGCCTCAAACAGGCCCAATTCCATCTTGCGGGTCCGCGCCATCGCGGCGGTGGCCTTGTTGTTCTGGTCCCGCGCGATGTTCGCGGCCCGCCGGTAGGTGATGCCATAGCGGTGCTGCAATTCCTCGGTAATCACCTGGGCGTCACGTCCGGCCTGGATGCCGCGCATGACGATGCCGCGCACATCGCCCAGGTGCTCACTGGCGATCGACCGAATGAGCCCCACGTTTTCGTCCAGCGTGGCCTGGAAAACATCGGTGCTGGCGCGGGTGGGGTCGAACCGCACGGAAAAGCCGGCCTCGCGCAGGATCGAGCGCAGCTGACTTTCCGACCGCTCCAGGGCGTTGGTGGCGAACCAGGCGGCCATCCGCGGCGCGGCCTCATCGAATCGCTGCTGCCAATACTTCGCGAGCCGGTCCATGATCCTCTTGAGGGCGGAGGCCGGCGCCGCGTCCTCCGCGAGCTGGGCCACGGCGGGTTCATTGGCCCGGTAGCCGGCGCGGAGGTGCCACACCAGGGACCGCTGCATTTCCTCCACCAGCCGTTCCATCTTGCCCTGATATTTTTCCTTCACGGCGGCATTGGGCTGGACCGATGAAATCACCTTGTCCTTGCCGCTGGGCATCCGCAGCGGCCCCGAGGTGATGCGCTGCCGCCGTTCCATCGCCTGCCGGCGGGGGCTCACGGGTCGCGGCATATGATCCACACCACCCAGGCGAATATCACCACGAAGGCGAGAAGTTTAAGCGCCCACATCAGCCAATCCGCAGGGGCCGGACCAGCAGCTCCAGCGCCGCCGCAAGGCCGGGGTGCAGCGGCTGGGGCGGAGCGTCCACGCTGGCCCAGGCCCATCCCGTGTGCTCATCGTTGAGCTGCGGGATGAACTGGTCATCCACGGGGTGGATGAATGTGCTGAAATCGACGTTGCCGCCCAGTTGCCGGGTCAGCAGCCGGCGCGAGCCCGGCGGCATAACGCCCACTTCCTCGATTGCCTCGCGCGCGGCGGCCCCTTCGGCTTCCTCGCCTTCCTCGATTTTCCCGGCCGGCAGCGCCCAGGTGCCGCCATTGTCGGCATCGGGCCGGCGCTTCAAGAACAAGACCATATCGCCGGGGGCGATGAACATGGTGCCGGCGGCCATAAGCGCCGCGTCCATGGCGTGCTCACCCTTCGCGGGATCTCCAGCCGGGTCACCTTCGTTGAGGTTGGGGTCCACCGGCGGGGGCGGCAGGTCATCGGGGTTGATACCGTGGTACATCGAATTTTCATCGTTCGCGATGCGGCGCCGGCTGTCCTCCGGATCGAGCACGCCTTTATCGATGAGCACGGCGTCCGTGTCTGCCTTGGTCTTTTCGACCGAGGCGCGGCCCGCGTCATCCAGCTGCCACAGCGGGTTCCACGAAAACCCTATGTCCTCATCGATATCCCCCCATTCGTTGAGCTGGATGAGGTCCATGCAGGTTTTCAGCAGGGGGCTGACGAACTGCTCCTGTTGCGCCGCGATCCAGTCATAGAACGCCCGGATTTCGCCATCGCTGGAGGCGTTGAGGCCGCTGGGCGTGATGCCGAACAGCACCACCAGGGGAATGCCCGTGACGGCGGCCATGTGCTCCTGTGATTGTGCCTGGAGCTTGTCCAGCGATGCCAGCGGGGTGGCGACGGTGAAATATTCCTCAGTGTCCTTGTCCAGCAGGAAAAGGCCGCCGTTGTCGCGCATCTGGTTATAGAATTCCACGCGCTCGCGCAGCAGCTGCGAGGCCCCAGGCGACGTGAGGTCATCCATGCGGGTTTTGAGCCCGTTGGTGGCGAACGAATGGATGAGGTCCGAAACGGATTGCCGCGTCCGCAGCCAATTATCCACGTAAGGCTTGGACAGCTGGGTGAGCGAGAGGCCGCCGAACATATAGGCCGGCTTGAGGATGTCCGGCACCTCGCGGGAAACCATGGTGAGCAACCGCGATCGGTGGACCCTACGCGACTGCACCCACCACGTCCGGGGGATAAAGAAATCCTCCGCCAGCGGGTTGTCAGAATTGTACTGGTCCGGGTAGGTCCAAAACGGCTCAATCACCTTGAACCCCTTGAGCCGGCCCTTGCCGAGCTTCCGCCGGTCCATGATCAAGGGCGTGGTCAGCTCATGAGGGTTGCCGTTGTCCCCCGTGTCGATCGACAGATTAGAGCGGCCAAACCAGCCATCCAGCTCAATCATTTTGGTGAACTTCGCCTTGAGCTTGTAACGCTCAATCAGCTACACCATCCGCTGGACCTTGGGGGACTTGTCGCGTTCGCTGGTGGCGCTGACCGTCACCCACTTCCGCGTCATGTTCTTTGCCAGGATTTCGGACGGGCGCCGGTACTCAGGCCGGAGTGCCAGCTCCGCCAGCCACGCATAGCCCATGAAGCCTTGGCCTTCGCCCCAGGCATACTGATTTGCCCACTCATACACCGAGGTTAGGGCCTCATCGTGGGCCAGCTTCACCTCATCGTTCGCCACCCCAGGCGGCAGCGGCGGCATGACGAACGGGGATTGCCCGCGCTCGCCCAGGCCGATGCGCTTCTGTCCGCGCGCCCAGCCGATGAGGTTGGCCGGCAGCTTGATGGGGAGCTGGGGAGGGGGCACCACTTCCGGCACCACGGTGGGAACGCGATTGCGATTGAAAAGCCGTCCGAACATCAGCGCCGCCCCGCTCCTGTTACCGCCCAGGTCCGCAAGCTGGCCGGGACAGCAATGGGCTTACCGCTGGTCCCGGAGAATTCAATCA